GGTCTGCACGATCCCTCCCGCGGGGTGTCCCCGCATGCGCGTTTCCTCCCTTTGCTGCCAACTTTGCCCCCGCACCCTGCCAGAGTGCAGGGGTTTTCTTTTGAAAAGCTTGACGCGTGGCCGCGCCGCGGTCACATATTGCGAATCAAGGACTTAAATCCCAGGACGAGAGATCCATGGCAGGCAAGGCTATGGCGACCATCAACCCACGGCAGATGGACCCTGCGACGCTCGGATATCCTCCGACGCTGCCGATAGAGATCGCGTTGCGCACGGTGCCCTTGCCCCAGATTCGCGAGGCCTACGGGTTCACGCCGGAAGAGTGGGATGAGCTGCAGTATGACCCGGTGTTCCGGGCCGACCTCGCCCGTGCGGTGGAGACGGTCAAGAAGGACGGCATGTCCTTCAAGCTCAAGGCCCGGCTGCAGGCCGAAGAACTCCTCACCAAGTCCTGGCAGATGATCCACGACAACAGCGGCAAGGTGCCCGCCAAGGTGCAGGCGGACCTGCTGCAGTTCACGGTACGGTGCGCGGGCTACTCTGAGGGCGAGAAGGCCCAGGGCGCGGTGGGCACGGCGCTGCAGATCAACATCAACCTCGGCGCCTGACTCGTGGCCTCCACGACCATCAACTACACGCCACCTCCGACCATCCGCGAGTTCATTAAGGACTACCGGCCGAAGGAGCTGTTCTACGACTGGGTGGTTGGCCCAGTCGGCTCTGGTAAGACAACAGGTCTGTTCTTCAAGCTGGCTTATATGGCGGGGCTGCAGGAGCCGGGCCCGGACGGCATCCGACGAACGCGGGCGGTGATCGTGCGTAACACCCTACCCCAGCTGCGCGACACCACGTTGTCGTCATGGAACTATTGGTTTCAGGATGGGGTGGCGGGGGAGTGGAAAGCGACCGCATGGACGTTCATCCTGCGGTTCGGCGATGTTGAGTGCGAGGTGTTGTTCCGACCCCTGGATACGCCGCAGGATGTGGCGCGGGTGCTGTCGTTGGAAGTAACGTTCGCCATCTTCGACGAGTTCGTACAGATCCCAAAGGCCATCATCGAAGCTATGTCCGCGCGCCTCGGGCGCTATCCACCGACAACACAAGGCGGGGCGACTAACTGGGGCATGTGGGGATCGTCCAACCCGGATACCGAGGACAGCTGGTGGTTCCCGTACCTGCACGAGGTGCTGCCGGACAATGCCAAGTATTTCCGCCAGCCATCCGGGTTCAGCCCGGACGCGGAGAATCTGGCCAACCTGCCGGGCGGGGCGGCGTATTACACCAATCAGGCGAAGGGCAAGTCGGAAGCCTGGGTGAAGCAGTTCATCGAGGCTGAGTGGGGGTTCTCGATCGCCGGCACTCCGGTGGTCAGTACATTCAAGCCCAACCTGCACCTCTCCAAGACGCCGCTGCGCTACAATCCGATGCTGCCCCTGGTCATCGGTCTCGACCCCGGGCTGGCCAACAGCGCCATGATCTTCGGACAGGAGGATCTTCACGGAAGGTTGATCGTGCTGGGTGAGCTGATCCAGTCAGGGTATGGCACTAAGCGGCTGATGACCGACCGGCTGAAGCCCTACCTTCGGCAGCGGTTCCCAGGGGCGCAGGTGATCCTGGCGCCGGACCCGGCAGCGAACGAGCGCACCAAGAATGACGAGCGCACCATCGTGGATGAGCTGAAGCGCTATTTCCCTGTGAAGATTGAGAGTAACAATCGCCTCCCGATCCGGCTGAGCGCCATCGAGCACTTCACAACTCGGCTGACTGACATCGGTCCGGCGCTGCTGATCGATGAGAAGGAGTGTCCGATGCTGGTGCGCGCGCTCAAGGGCGGCTGGCGGTTCGTGGTGGACCAGAAATACGACACCATCAAATCGGCGGAGCCGGACAAGAAAAATCCCTACAGTCATCCAGGGGATGCGTTCGGCTATCTTTGCCGCTACTATCATCGCCAGAACGAGCGCACGACGAAGTTTCATGCGATGGTGCCGCGGACTCCGGCCTTTGGCCCGGCGGTCACCGGTGCGTATCACGTGCGGTAGAAGGAGCCTGACATGTCCGCATCCCTGGCCGAAGCAAGCTCCCCTCCCGCGGTGACTGTGGAGTCCATGCCGCCCGCGCCGGCGGCGCCGGTGAAGCGTGTCGGGCCTGACCAGCTGCGCGCGTTGGCGCAGCACCTGGAGGCTTTGTTCAAGGCCTACGAAGGCGATCGGCAGGTTCAGGAAGAGAAGTGGCTGCGCAATCTGCGCCAGTATCTCGGCATCTATGACCCGGACATCGAGGCCCAGATCGGCAAGGACCGGTCCCGCGCCTACCCGCGCGTGACGCGCGTGAAGTGCATCAGTGTGCTGTCCAAGGTGATGAACCTGATGTTCCCCGGCAACGAGCGGAACTGGGAGCTGACGGCAAGCCCGAGTGCGGACATGCGGCCGGAAGACGTCAAGGCGGCGGTGGTGCAGCTGGTGCAGGAGATGTCCGAGGCCGGCGGCGGGCCTCCCCAGATCACCCCGGAGATCATTCAGTCAGCGACCCAAGCGCTGGCGACCAAGCGGGCCAAGGCGCTGGCGGACCTGATTGACGACCAGCTGCAGGAGATCGGAGGCGACCAGACGGCGGACTACATCTCTCTGAACCGCAAAGTCGTGGCGAGCGGCATTATTTACGGCATGGGCGTGCTGCGGGGGCCGTTCGTGCGGGAAGAGAAGCAGATTCGCTGGGTGCAGGGCGCGAGCGGGGAGTATGAGGCCCAGCCTTACACGACCTACAAGCCCCAGTTTGACTTCCTGCCGGTGTGGGATTTCTACCCGGACATGAGTGCCAAGACGACGGCCCAAATGGATGGGTATTTCGTCCGCATGGTGATGTCGCGTTCGCAGTTGCGCAAGCTGGCGGACCGGGAAGACTTCTTCGGCGAGATGATCCGCAACTACCTGCGCGAGCGGACGACCGGCAACTACCGCGCCAAGGCCTTCGAAGATCAACTACGCGTGATGGGCACGAAGTCCAACGTCAACGAGCAGAAGCCCGAGACCCAGAAATACGAGATCATCGTCTGGAATGGCCCGGTGTCGGCGACAATGCTGCGCGAGGCCGGCGTGGAGATCCCGGAAGACAAGATGGCTGACGACATCGAGGCGGAAGTCTGGATGGTTGAGGGGCGGGTGATCAAGGCGGACATGAACCAGTGGCGCAAGCTGGGGCTGGATGTGCGCACTGCTCACACCTTCGTGTTCGACGAGACCGATACTGGTCCGGTGGGCGACGGGCTCCCCAACGTGGTGCGCGACAGCCAGATGTCCATCGCGGCTGCGACGCGGATGATGCTCGACAACGCCAGTGTGGTGTGCGGTCCGAACATCGAGGTCAACATCGACATGATGGCGGATGGCCAGGACACGCGGAACATCCACGCCTACAAGGTCTGGTACCGCGACGGCACCGGGCCGGAGGCGCAGTATCCGGCGGTTCGGTCCCTTACGTTCGACTCGCATCTCCCGGAGCTGACCGGGCTGGTGAACATGTTCATGCAGTTCGCGGACGCGGAGACCTTTGTGGGGCCGGCGACCGGTGGCGACATGGACAAGGGGCCGTCCGAGCCGTTCCGCACGGCGGCGGGGGCGTCCATGCTGCGGGGTGAGGCGGCACTGCCGTTCAAGGACATCGTGCGCAACTTCGACGCCCTGACCCAGTCCGTGATCAACTCCCTTGTGATTTTCAACAAGAAGTTCAACCCGGCGAAAGTGCAGGCAGGAGACTTCAACGTCATTGCCCGCGGCGCGACGAGCCTGATCGCCAAGGAGATCCGGGGCGTCCAGCTGGACGGGCTGGCAGTATCGCTCCGGCCGGAAGACTGGGTGCATGTGGACGAGCGGGCCTTCACGCAGGCGCGGTTCGAGGTGCGGGATATGGGCAACCTGCTGGTCAGCCCGGATGAGGCCAAGAAGCGTCAGGCGGCGCGCGATGCGCAGCAGGCTCAGATCATGGAGGCTCAGCAGCGCCAGCTGGCAGCGGAGAGCCGCAAGACACTGGCCGAGGCGTTCAAGAACATCACCCAGGGGCAGAAGAACCTGTCCGCGGCGGATGTGAGCAAGATCTCGGCGGCGATGGACATTTTGGAGCGGGGGATGGCGGTCGATGGCGAGTCAGGGGACGATCAAGGCGACAAGGCAGGAGCTGGCTAAGACTCTTGCCGATCGACGGGATGCGGTGCCGGAGATCGGGGTCATGATTCAGCTAGTCGAGGCTATGCTGGATGAGACCAAGAACAGCATGGTCACGGCGGCGACTGAGCAGTTGGTCGGTCTGCAAGGCCGGGCGAAGGCCTTTGCGGATATTCTCGGCATGATGAAGCGGCAGTCGCAGTTCTAAACCACAGAAGGACTATACTCATGGCCCTGGCGCCAGAAACCGACGAGTTCACCTCCGCGTTTGACCAGATGGCGAAGGCATTTGAGCCTCCTGAGCCAGTGAACACGGCACCAAAACCGGTCGAGTCTGCGCCTGCGGCGGCCGAGGAGCCCGCGCCGGCTGCGGCGACTGAGGAGCCTGCTCCGGCTGCGGCGACTGAGGAGCCTGCTCCGGCCGCGGCGACTGAGGAGCCTGCCCCACCCGCGGCGACTGAGGAACCCGCGCCCGCGGCTGTCGAAGAGCCGAAGAAAGAGGAAGAGGACGCGCTGCTGGCCCGGCTGGCCAAGGCGGTGCGCGAGCAGGACACGGCGTCGAAGCCAGTGAAAGCCGAGGAGCCGCCTGTCGCAGAGCCGGAACCAGCCCCTGCGCCGATCTATTCCGAAGAGGAGCAGGCGGTGCTGACGCAGTATGAAAAGGACTACCCGGACATCGCCCGGGCGGAGACACTGCGGCGCCGGTCGGAGTATCAGCAGATTGTCCGCTACGTGTTCAGTGAGCTCGCCAAGGAGCTGCTGCCCCTGCGCGAGGTGGTGCAGACGGTCGGCACGAGACTGCATCTCCAGGATCTGACTGCTGCTGTAGGAGATGACTACGATCTCATTCGTGAGAAAGTTATTGACTGGGCGAACAACCAGCCTGCATATTTGCAGGCAGCGTATCGACAGGTTATCGAACATGGGACGGCGGAAGAGGTCGCGGACCTCGTGAGCCGTTATCGGCAAGCAACCGGTGCAGCCAAGCCGACTGCATCTTCGACGCCTCCGGCTACTGAGCTGCCTCCGGCAACCAAACAAGCGGCTGCCTCGTTGGCCCCAGTCAGTACCAAACGCACGACCCCGGCTGCGACGGCGGAGCCCGCTGGCTTCGATGACGCGTCCGAGCGGTTCGCTGCGAGTGTGTGACAACTGACAGGAGACTCATCCCATGACCCAAACCGTCGTCTACGGCGACATCTCCCCGGCCGTCGCGGCCTACTCCGTGGTTCGCATGCTGAAGCGTGCGATGCCTATGCTTCACCTGGAGAAGTTCGGCCAGACCTACGTGCTGCCGACCAACAGCACCCAGACCGCCAAGTTCCGTCGCTACTTCCTGAGCGGCGCCACCGGCGCGGCTGGTCAGACCGGCTCGCCAATCTCCAGCTTCTACATCCCGCTGGCGACGACGCCGCTGGTCGAGGGTGTCACCCCGTCCGGCTCCAAGCTGAGCAACCAGGACTACACGGTGACCCTGGCCCAGTATGGTGACTACATCACCATCTCCGACGTGGTGCTGGACACCCACACGGACCCGATCCTGCAGCAGGCGACGGACATCCTGGGCGAGCAGGCCGGCGTGACGGTGGAGACCCTGCGCTTCAACGTGCTGAAGGCGGGCACCAATGTGTTCTACGCCAACAACGTGGCGGGGCGCAGCTCGATCATCACCAAGATCTCGCTGGCCGATCAGCGGCGTGTGACCACGGCACTCAACCGCCAGAACGCCCGCAAGATCACCAGCGTGGTGGCCTCCAGCGCGGACTACAACACCAAGTCGGTGGAAGCGGCTTACATGGCTGTCTGCCATCCCGACCTGGAGTCCGACATCCGCACCCTGACGGGCTTCAAGCCGGTGGCGGACTACGGCCCGCACACCACGCCGTTCGAAGGTGAGATCGGCTCCGTCGAGCAGGTCCGCTACCTCTCCTCCACCGTGATCGCCCCCTGGGTCGATACCGGCGGCACCGCGGTGACCAACAGCCTGCGCTACACCACCGCGAATACGGCCTGCGACGTCTACCCGATCCTCTACTTCGGTCGCGATGCCTTCGGTATCGTCCCGCTGAAGGGCAAGTCGGCGATGACGCCGATGGTCGTCAACCCCAAGCCGTCCCCGGGTGACCCGCTGGGTCAGCGCGGCACGGTGGGCTGGAAGCTGTGGACCTCCACGGTGATCCTCCAGGAAGCCTTCATGGCCCGCCTCGAAGTCGGCGCCACTGCGTAACCACGGACAGGCGGGGGCCTAGCTCCCGCCTAACCCACTTCCGAAAGGAGATCACTCATGTCCACCGATTCCGCGACCACAAACTCCGGCGGCGTTGTCAACTTCGCCACCGGTCAGCTCGATCCGACCGCTGGCGCCGCAATCACGGTGACGCTCGGCTTCAAGCCGCGCCACATCCGCGTGGTGAACGAAGACCTCGTCGTGGTCTGGGAGAAGTTCGAAGGCATGGCCGACGCTGCCGCGATCAAGACTGTGACAGGCGGCACGACCACCTACGACACCAACTCCGCCATCATCATCGATGCGGGCGGCTTTACGATCTCGTCCGCTGCCGCCGGCGACGGCGACAACGTGATGTGGTCTGCCTGGGGCTAACCAGCAGGGGCTTCGGCCCCTGCACTTCTCTGTGAAGGAGACAGGGCATGGCCCGTCTGGAACTCGACACGACAGGAAATGAATCTCTTTCCACGCTGATCGGCAAGATCAACGACAACTTCGTTGAGACCTACGCTGCCGAGACCTCCAACCCGGACCCGTCTGTCACGACGCTTACTGCAAGCGGCAAGATCACCGGCGGTTCGCTGGTGGTGGACACCGGCACCAAGACGGCTTCCGCCACCGGGGGCGCGGCGACGCTGAACAAGGACGCGGGGGTGATCACTTCCGAGGCCCTGACGACCGCGGCCGGCGCGACCTACACGCTGACGCTGACCAACTCCTCCATCGCGGCGGCGGATCAGGTGTTTGCGTCGGTGCAGTATGGCACGGCGACGGCGGGCATGCCGTGCATCACGCGGGTGACGCCGGGTTCCGGCTCCGTGGTGATCATCGTGCAAAATATCCACGCCTCGGCGGCGCTGGATGGGACGATCAAGATCGCCTACTTCGTCCTGAAGAACAGCTGAGCGTAGGGGCCGGGTGTGCGTAACTCGGCCCCTTCCACCCTTGGAGGTGATATGAGCAGCTGCACCATTCGCATTGAGCGCGCGGCCAACGGCTTCGAGGTCGAGATGACCGATCCGAAGATCGCCGCGGCAAATAAGAACTCCGGGCCCGATAAGCCTTGGAAAGATCCCTGCGTCAGCTATGTGTTCAAGACTTCGGCCGAGGTGGTCGCGTTCCTCCAGAAAAACCTGGAGAAGGCGATCCCGATGGACGAGTATAGCTCCAGCTTCGACGCGGCGCTTGAAGAAGAGGATGATGACTGATGGCGAAGAGTGACATTGGCGATCTGGGGCCGCAGGGCGACCTGATGGCGCAGCCGAAGACGGTACGGATCATCCTGGACGACAACCCGGACATCCCCCCGACCGGCCTGTTCATCGGGCATAACGGGCGCCCGTATATGCTGCAGGTCAACATGCCGGCGGATGTGCCGGTGGAGCTGCTGAATATCCTGGATGACGCGATCACGTCGTCTCCGGTGATCGACCCGCAGACCCGCCAGATCTCGCACTACATCGACCGCCCCCGGTATCCCTACCGTCGGCTGAACGGCATCGGCTGAGGTAGATGACGCTCGAAGAGCTGCTGTCGGAGCTGCGGGAGAACATCCTCGGCGATCGCTCCGATCGCATCGACGGGGACTCCGACCGGCTGTGGTCCGACGCAACTCTGGTCCGCTACATCGAAGAGGCGCAGCGTCGGTTCGCCCGGCGATCGTTAATTCTGCGTGACAGCCGCACAGAAGACGTCGTCCAGGTCACCTTGGAGACCGGCGTCACCGAGTATGTGCTGCACTCTTCGGTGCTGATGGTAGTGTCAGCCAAGCTTGAGGGGGAGTCCTACGATCTCCCCCGCACCGGCCATTCCAGTCTGGACGAGTATCGCTCGCCGGATCTGCAGTTCTTCGACGCCAGCCAGCTCACCATTTTGGCACCGGGGAAGCCCCTGGCCTACACGACAGACGAGACGTTGGCGGAGTCGGACGACACGTCCTTCGGCTCTGTGGTGCTGCGGGTCTACCCAGCGCCGTCCGCCACCTATAACGGCGACAAGATCCTGCTGCGGGTGGCGCGGCTGCCGATCGAGCGTCTAACGGCTGAGAACCTGGAGGCTGTGCCAGAACTGCCGGAAATCCATCATCTGGAGATGCTGGACTGGGCGGCGTATTTGGCGCTACGTATCGTAGACGTGGACGCCGGGTTCCCGACCCGGGCGCGTGAGTTCGCGGACTCCTTCGAGGCGCACGTCGCTGCAGCGAAGGCGACTGTGAAGCGGAAACTCCTGGCCCCTGTGCGCTGGGGGTTCGGCCAAGGCGGCTACAGCTGGGAGCGGTGACATGCCTTCTGCGATCGACAATCAGCCGGTGGGCGCCAAGCTTTGGAGCTGGATGCAGAGCGCGCAGCCAGCGCAGGGCGCGGTAGAAGGGCTGCCAGATTACGCAGCTGTTTCTGAACGCGCTGCGCGTGCCCGCCAGATCTCTCAAGGGAACAATCTACCACAGTTTCAACCTGCGTACGGCCTCACGAACACCGGGACGGCGACGCCGATTCCTCGTCGAGCGGCCGAGATTGAGCGGCAAGGCATTGTGAATCAGGCGCGAGACGTGCCGAACGAGCCGTGGCTTATGAGCCATGAGAATGTAGCAGTTCCTGGCGCCGCCGCGCCTGCGAGGCTCATGTCGGCCCAAGAAGACACCGGCCGCGGTCTGCCGATGCCTGTCGTCAAGTATGTCATCCCTGAAGATGTTCAGGCTGGCCAGAACGATTTGGCCGAGCGGCTGGCGAAGTCGGGTGTCAGTCTTGGGAGTCTGATCAAGCTGATGGGCGTGATGCCTCATGCGCAGAAGCCTGCGCGGAACCCGTTCGCGGATGACGCTGGCCGTTTGGCTGCCGCAGCGGCGCGATCTGCTTATGATGAAGTCTGGAACGATCCGAAGGCGTCTGTGGATGCGAAGCGCAACGCCCGCACGTCGTACCTGAACACGATGACGTCTTTGGCCAGGGGCAACCCGCAAGCTGCCGCGGTGGCCAATCTCATCGGCCAGTAAGGACATATGAATGTCCGGAACCACTGACCCCCGTCTGGCCCAGCTGGTCCGCGACGAAGCGGAACTTCTCAACCGCCGTTTGCCCGCCGAGCAATCTACGAGTCAGAACACCTGGATCGGCGGGGGCCTGCGTGCGGGTGTGCGTGAGCTGCGCAGCCTGGGCGGGTCGGCAGTTGAAGCGCTGGGCAAGCTTACCGGCTTGGAAGGCGTCGAGGAGTGGGGCGCGTCCGCGGCAGCGAGTAATGCCGAAGCGGCACGTGCAGCTGGTCGACCAGACCTGGAGACCCCTCCCTGGCGCGAAGGCGGCGCTCCCATAGCACCGTGGCTGGTCTATCAGGCTGCGAAGCAGGTTCCGACGTTGGCGACGTTGTTCGCTGGTGGCGCGGCTGTGCCGGCACTAGCCGCGCGGGCTGGACTGACGATGCCGGCGGCTCTGGTTGCGGCGGGCGCCCGTGCGCCTTCATGGCTTGGTGGCGGTGCAGGGCTGGCAGGTGAGGCGGCGACGGCAGCCGGCAGGCAGCTTGCTGGTCAGGTGCTGGGCGCGACCGCGGCGGGCTACCCGATGGCGGTGGGCAGTCTCTACCAGGAGGCGTCGGACCGGGCGAAAGATACAGGCGTGCCGGCGACGCGCGGCGAGGCTGCAGCGGCGTTTCTGGGAGGTGTGCCTTACGCAGCGCTGGATGCGCTGGAGCCTGCGCAGCTGGGTGCGTTGGCGCGGCCGGCGATGGGTGGTGCTGGACTGCTGAGCCGGGCCGGCGCGACGGGCGTGGTGAAGGCGGCGTTGGCCGCAGGCGCTGCCCAGATCCCGCAAGAAGGCTTGCAGACCGCGATGGAGCAGGCGTTCCGCTCTGACCTGCCACTGGAGGAGCGCGCGTCGCGTATCGTGGACGCGGCTCTGACCGGTGCTGCCGTAGGCGGTGTGTTTGGCGGCGCTGCCG